GCCTCACCAGCGCCATGGGGCAGGGCGACGGCGCCGCCCAGCAGCTGGGCGAAAGCGCCGACCAGGCCAGCACGCGCATCCAGAAAATGGAGCAGGCCAGCCTGGACCAGCAGCGCGCCGCGCAGGGCGCCACCGCCGCCACGCGCGACGCCGCCGAGCAGACCAACGCCACCATCCGCGCCTACGACGCGCAGGCAGCGGCCGCCGAGCGCGCCGCCGCCGCCAACGTGGACTACAAACGCAGCTTCGCCCAGGCCGGCGGCAATGGCAGCGCCACCACGGCCAAGACGGCGGCGCTCGTCGCCCAGCGCGAGGAAATGGCCAAGCTCGCCGGCCAGATCGACCCCACCATCAACGCGCTCAAGCGCCTCGACGATCAGGAAAAATCCCTCAACGCCATGCGCAAGGCCGGCGTGGTGGGCCTGGAGGATTACGCCCGCTTCAAGGCCGTGATCGACGCCAACCGCGCCAGCATCACCGGCGCGGCCGGCGCCATGCATACCTTCAACCTCAACACCGCGCAGACGCGGCTGGAGCTGGGTCGCCTCATCAAGGACATCAGCACCGGGCAGTGGGGGCGGCTGGCCAGCACCGGCACCACGCTGGCGAACCAGGCGGGTTTTATCAGCGCGCTATTCAGCCCCATCGGGCTGACGATCGGCGCCGTCGCCGGCTCGCTCGGCAGCTTCGCGCTTGCGGCGCAGCAGGCTGCCACCGACCAGAACAAGTTCAACCAGGCGCTGGCCCAAACCGGCAACTTCGCCGGCACCACGGCCTCAGGCATGGAGCAGCTCGCCGCGCAGATCGCAGGAAGCAACGCGCGCATGGGCGAGGCGCGCACCGCGCTTACTGCGTTGGCTGCCAGTGGCAAGGTGGGGCAGGGCGCGCTGGCCAGCATGGGGCAGGCGGCGCTGGACATGGCCCAGCTCACCGGCGAGAGCGCGGACAAGGCCGCTGCCGCCGTGCTGCACATGTTCGACGGCACTACCGCCAACCTCATCAAGGCCAACGATCAGTACCACTTCCTCACCAGTGCGGTGTACGACCAGATCGCCGCGCTGCAGGAACAGGGCGATACGCAGGCCGCCATGGATGTGGCCGCGCAGGCGTTTCACGACGCTGCGCAGCAGCGCATCGCCGATGAAACCGAACAGGTGCGTGGCTTGGCCAAGGTATGGGCCGGCGTGCGCGACAATATCAAGGGTGCCTGGGAGCAGACGCGCACAGCGGCCTCCATCATCACCGGCACCGCTGACGATCAGACGCGCCTGTATTACCTCATGGGCCGCAAGCAGACGGCGCAGGAAAACACCCAGTCGTATTTCGGCCGCGTGAAAAACAGCCTCGGCCAGGCGTGGACGCCGGATGACGAGGCCGAGCTGCAGGCCCTGCAAAAGCGCATCGCGGCCACCACGCAGAAAGCCGAAACCGCAGGCCTGCAGCAGCAGCTCGACGCCGGTGCCGTCAAGGCCGACGCCGCGCTCGACGAGCTCGGCAAATCGCTGGACAAGACGGCCGCCAAGCAAGCCGCGCTCACCAAGCTCAACGCCGACTTTCTCGCCCTGTGGAATGGCGACGATCCCTCGCACCCCAACCCGCGGCTCAAGGGCGTCCAAGCCATCACCGGCGACGACGGCAAGGTCACCTTTTCCGGAGGCCTGTATGACCAACTGCGCGCCGGCATCGACAAGCGCTACACCCAACATGCCCCGCGCCAAAAGAGCGACGCCGGCGCCGTCGCCGCGCAGCAGGAGCTCATCAAGCTGCTCAACACGGAGCAGGGTGCGCTCGATCCGGTGGCCAAGGCGTGGGCCGACTACAACAACAAGGTGGCCCAGGCCACCCAGCTGGCCGAAAAGGCCAAGACGGCGCGCGGCGCGGACGTGGCGGCGATCGATGCGCAGCGCAATGCCGTGATCGCCAACGCGGCCGCCGTGCGCGACGCCGCCATCGACAAGGAAGCGACGAAAGACCGCGACGCCTTCGAAAAACTGCAGCAGAGCCTGCAGAACGCCAACGGCATCAAGTTCGAGCAGCTCACCGGCGAACTGGCGAAGCTCCAGCAGTGGCTGGAAAAGGGCGTCATCACTGCCGACGAGTACCACAAGGCCGTCGGCGGCGTGCTCGACACCGGACTCAAGCCGCTGCCCAAGTACAAGGGCCTCGATGGCGCTGTCGGGGGAGCCTTCGGCGAGCTGGACAAGATCAATGCAGCGGGCAGCGATCTCGATAGCCAGTACACCGCTCAGCTGCAGGCGCTCAATAAGTGGCATGCGCAGGCGCTGCTGTCTGATCAGGACTATGTGACCAAGGAAAATGCGCTCTACACGCAATACTACGACCAGAAAAAGCAGCTGCAGGACGCCAGCAATCTGGCGTTGATCACCGGCATGAACACGTCGCTGGAGCAGTCCGCCCAGCTCGTCATGAAAAGTGTGGGCAAGAACAGCGAGGCCTACCGCATCGCCTTCGCCGCCAGCAAGGCGGCCGCCATCGCGCAGGCCACCATGAACATGTTCAAGGCCATCAGCAATGCCGGCGCCGATGTGCCGTTTCCGGCCAACATCCCCGCCATGGCGGCGGTCGGCGCCAGCATGGTCGCTTTGCTCGCCCAGATCACATCGGTGAACGCCGGATTTGCCGGTGGCGGCTACACCGGTCCCGGCGCCGTGCATCAGCCTGCGGGGATCGTGCATGCGGGCGAGGTGGTATTCAGCCAGGCCGACGTGGCACGCCATGGCGGTGTCGGCGCAGTGGAGTCCCTGCGCCTGCGCGGCTACGCCGACGGCGGCATTGTGTGGCCCGCGCCGCCGCTGCCGGACGGCGGCACGCTCACCACCGCCATGGCCAACGCCGCCGCCGCCAACCGCGGGGGCGCGGCCGCGCAGGAAGCCACCGCGCCCGGGCAAACGCACATCCACGTGTGGAGCATGGAGCAGGCGGCGGAAGAAATCGCCAAGCTGCCCGCGTTCCAAAAGGCCGTGGTGCACGTGGTGGGCGACAACCCGCGCACCATCCAGGGCAAGTGGGGGCGCGGCAGCTGATGGGCTACGCCGTCGGCCAGCCGGTGCTGTGGCCCGCGCCACCGGAGTGGAGCGCGGGCGTCAAGGAAACGCTGTCGTGGCTCACCGATGTGCTGCAGGCCAGCGGCACCGGCATGCAGCAGACGCGCGCGCTGCGCGCCACGCCGCGCCGCAGCTTCAACTTCCAGACGCTGGATAACGCCGACGCCGCGCGCATCGTAGATGCCATCGCCTTCGACCTGGGCGTGGGAAGTTTCCTGCTGCCCATCTATCCCGACGTGCAATGGCTGCCCGCGCCGCTGGCGCTGGGCGCAACCAGCATCCCCTGCGCCACCGCCGGCTTCGATTTCGTGGACGGCGGCCAGGTGGCGCTGTGGCAAGACGTGCAGCACTGGGAGCTGGCCACCCTCGCGCCGGGCGGCATCGGCGCCGGCGGCCTCACCCTGGCCGCGGGCACCGCCAACGCCTGGCCCATCGGCACCCGCCTTTACCCCGTGCGCCAGGCGCGCCTGCAGGACATGCCCAAGGCCTCCCGCGCCAGCTCCGACATTGCCGGGTGGGATGTCACCGTGCTGCTGGACGAGCCCTGCGACTGGCCGGCGGCGTGGCCCAGCGCCGCCGTGTACCGCGGCGTGCCGGTGCTGGAATGGCGCGGCGACGAGAGCGGCACGCCGGAGTCGCAGTTCACCCGCCAGGGCGGCAGCGTGGACGTGGACACCGGCCGCATCTACTACTACGACCTGCCGGGCCTGCCGTTTCGCCTGCAGTCGCAGGATTTCCAGCTGTTCGGCCGCGCCGACCATACCGCCTTCCGCTCGCTGCTCTACGCGCTGGCCGGCCGCGCCGGGCAGCTATGGGTGCCCAGCTGGCAGGACGATCTGCGCCTGATCGCCGCCGCCACGGCCACGGCCACGCAGCTGCAGTTCGCCCCCTGCTACTACAGCGTGTTCGGCGCGCAGCAGACCAACCGCAAGGACATCCGCATCGAGCTGGTGGACGGCACCGTGCTGTACCGGCGCATCACCGGCAGCGCGCAGCTGGCCGGCGGCGAAACCCTGCAGCTGGACAGCGCGCTGGGGCAGCCGGTGGATCCGTCGCAGGTGCGGCAGATCAACTGGCTCACCCTGTGCCAGCTCGGCGCGGACAGCGTGCAGATCACCCACGTTACCGACGCCGATGGCGTGGCCACGGCCACCCTGCAATGGCAGGGGGTGCAGAACAGTGTTTGACGACTTCGAGCTCAGCCGCCGCGGCGCCAAGCCCACCCACCTGTTCCGTTTCACGCGGCAGGGCGTGGTGTGGCGCTACGCCGCCACCGAGCGCGACGTGACCATCGGCGGCTTTACCTATACGGCCGCGGCCATCGCGCGCAGCGAGATCAAGCAGACCATCGAAAAGGCGCAGGACAGCATCACCGTCACGCTGCCCTACAACCGCAATCCAGCCGGCACCGCGCCGCCCACGCAGCCGCTGGGCGACAACTGGTACCCGTACACGCCCGGCGACACGGTGGGCGTGGTGTGCATGGCCACGCACCTCACCGACCCCGACCAGCAGCTCATCGTGGAGTGGATGGGGCAGGTGGGCCAGCCCAAGTTCACCGACGGCAAGCTCGAGCTCACCTGCGTGCCCACCAGCAGCATCGGCAAGGCGCAGCGGCAGGGCGCCAAATGGCAGATCGCCTGCTGGAAAACCGTCTACTCCACCGGCCTGCGCGGCTGCAACCTGGACCGCACCGGCCAGACCCTCGCCGCCACGCTCAGCGCCGTGAGCGGCCTCACGCTCACCGCGGCGGCATTCGGCACGGCGCCGCTGTCGCTGGCCGGCGGCAGCCTGGAATACACCAGCACCAGCGGCATCGTGCAGCGGCTCAGCATCATGGCCCACAGCGGCACCAGCATCACGCTGCTTTCCGGCGCGGCGGACCTGGCCGTGGGCCTGACGGTGTCGGTGGTGCCCGGGTGCCCGCGCACCTGGGCGGCCTGCGATGCGCGCGGCAACACCGTCAACTACGGCGGCGCCATCTACAAGCCCGTCAAGAACCCATACCAAGGGCAGAGCATGTCATGGGGCTGATACACACCCTCAAACGCTGGCGTTACGTCTACGGCTGGCGGCTGCGTTACTGGTGGCTGGACACGCCGGCCGGCCTGCACGCGCGCATTGCGCTGGCGCTGGTGGCCTCGCTGCTGGTCATCGGCGACACCATCGCCCTGGTGATCAAGCTGACGCAGCCCGCGCCGCCCGGGCAGCCGCATCGAGCCGTGGTGTGGTTTGTGGTGTGGGCGGTGATCATCCTGGTGTCGGCCATCATCGGCTACATGATGGCCAGCAAGGGCCGCCAACAGGCCGCGCCGACGATGGGCGACACGCCCACTACCGACGACGGCCAATCCGTGCGCCACCACTTCGGCACCTGCTGGGTCGACGATTCCTTTCTGCTCGCGTGGAAGCTCGTCGGCCGCTCGGCCATCAAGAGCAA